ATGGCATGTTGGTACAGATTATTTACATGAAATTGGTAAAAATTGGTATGATTTTTTAGTTAACCATGGTGTAGAATTTGTTTGGGAGACTAAAGTAACTTCAATTGATTTTAATATAAATGAACTAAAGTATGAAGGTCCTCCAATTAGTGAGGTAGTAAAAGTATTATCATATGACCGCTTAATATTTGCAGTAGGTAAATCAGGCATTGATTTTGGTAAGCAATTAGCTACAGATTATAAATTACCTACTGAACCAAAACCAGTACAGATTGGTGTTCGATTTGAGGCACCACAAAAACACTTTCAGAAACTAATTGATATTAGTTATGACTTTAAATTATATAGAAAATTTGATGAAGGAGTATCACTACGTTCTTTCTGTACAAACAACAATGCAGCATATGTTGCCGTTGAAGAAACGTATGGAAATCATAGCTACAACGGACATGCTAAAAAAGATGAAGCATTTAGAAATAACATGACCAATTTTGGTATCCTAATGGAAATACCAGGTATTGATAATCCATTTGATTGGTCTAGAGATTTAGTAAAGAAAGTAAATAAAGACGGTACTGGATTATATTATAGTCCAACTCGTAAACCATCAACAACATCTGAAGGTATAGATGTAAGTGCTGTTACAGTTGATGAAATGGATGAAATAAGAGATGCATTCCAAGGTTACTATAAATACATTGATGATTTTATTGATGATATGAAAAAAGTATTCCCAACACTTCAAAATGACTGGGGTGTATATGTTCCTGAAGTTAAGTATCTATCACCTGAACCATTAGTTGATTACGATGATTTATCATTAGTTGATTATAATAATGTTCACTTTGTAGGTGATGCATTATCAGCTCGTGGTATTACAGTTTCAGGAGCACAAGGGAATTATGTTGCTGAAAGCATACTTGGAAAATTAAAAGAGGATGAGTATATTGAACAAGGAGATATTATAAATTGGTAAAATAAAATTATGTCAGAAAAATTATATGAAGTAAAAACAATTAATTCTAGGGGGGCAATCCACCATTTGATTAGAATACAAGGTGAAATAGCATGGAAACATCATAAATGGGATGGACCTGCAATCATCCCTCATAGTAAAGATAGTGAATTTAGAAAATCTTATTTCTTAAACGGCAATGAATATACTTCTGATGAATATTCTGAATTAATGCAAGAAAGAGAAGGTCTACCTTGGTATAAAACATCAAAAGGTAGAGCTGGAGAAAATAGAAATTAATGAGAGAACATACGTTACAAGCAATACCTTATCAGGGTGAACGTCATGAAAAAGCATGGGGTCATGAGTTATGGATTATTAATAATGAACTTTATTGTGGCAAATTATTAGTATTTAAAGCTCATAAAAAATTCTCTATGCATTTCCATCTATTAAAAGATGAAGCATGGTACATTTCTAAAGGAGAATTTCTATATAGTTGGATTGATACTGAAACAACAGAAATAAAAGAACAAATAGTTAGAGAAGGAGATTGCATCCATTTAATGCCAGGACAACCACATCAAATGTTGGCTATTGAAGAAGGTTCTACCATATTTGAAGTATCAACACAACATTTTGATAGTGATAGCTATAGGGTAATGTCGGGTTCATCACAAGAAGATGATTATAATAATTTACCATTTTAGTTATGATTAGGGGAAAACAATTTTATACTAAAGATAAAAAGTTAATAGATATTACTAACTGGGATACTTCGGGAAATGCTATAGATCTTGGAAATCGTTACGGTTGGGAAGGTGCTATGGCTTGGGGAAATTTAATCCATGATGAGTTAAATGAAAATGGAATTTCTATACAACCAGGTGATGTTTACTTAGATTTAGGAGCTAATATTGGTATGTCTGCTATAAATGCAGAATTAAAGGGTGCTTCAAAGATATATTGTGTTGAACCAGACCCAGGAGTATTTGAACCCCTCCAAATGAATAAAAATGACAATTGGGAATTATTTAATATTGCTATTTCTGACTATAATGGTGAAATGGATATCCAAAAATGGCCTAATTGGTGGGAAACTCAACCACGTCCTTGTTTTACATTAGATAGTTTTTTTGAAAATAATAATATCCCCAATATAGATTACATGAAAGTTGATGTAGAAGGGTATGAAAAATCAATGTTTAAAAATACTAAACAAACTACTTGGGATAAAATTCAAAAAATGTTTATAGAATATCATGAAGATACTTCTTTATCTTTAGATGAAAGGGCTATAGAAAGAGATAATTTTGCAAGATTTATAAATAGTAAAGGATTTAAACAATTTAAAATAGTATTAGGAGACCATCAAAGTTTTCTTTACTTTTGGAAATAAACAATTAGTTATGATCAAGAAAAAATATAAAAAAGAAAATAGTGAGTTAATAAAATCTATCCAAAATATGGGAAGAGATATTGCTGTGCTAGAAATTAAGTTAGTAGGAACATCTAAAGTAAAAAATAATCTAATATATGAGTGTACATACACCGATAAAGGTAATATTAAAAATGTTCCTATTATAGCTCAAGATGTAACACAAGCATTAGCTAAATTAGAACAATTTACCCATTCAGGTATTCCTGAACCAGTTCTTCAATACATGCTTGGAAGTGAAAGATTCTCTAATTAAATTATAAGTTATGAAGATAGGATTATGTGGTACAATGAGTGTAGGTAAAACTACATTAGTTAATGCTCTTAAAGAGTTACCGGAATTTAAAGATTATGTTACTAGAACTGAGCGTTCTAAAGAATTAATGTCACAAGGTATCCCATTGAATACTGACTCTACATTAAAAGGTCAATGTGTATTTTTAGCTGAGAGATCAAGTGAGTTAATGGTAGAAAATATTATTACAGATAGAACTGTAATTGATGTTATGGCGTTTGCTAATTGTTCTACTTCAATGGATATTTACGATAAAGAAGATTTTGAAACGTTAGCTGCTCATTTAGTTAGGGAATACGATTACATATTTTATGTATCTCCTGAAGGCGTAGAAATTGAAGATAATGGTATTAGAGAAACAGATGCTAATTATAGAATTGCAATTGATAGATCAATTAATACTTTATTAACTAAATATAGTCATCGAATTAAAAATTTACATACTCTATCAGGCAGTACAGAAGAACGTATAAAATCACTTAAACAAACAATCTCTTTGTGATATTTATAACAAAAATCTACTAACAATGAAGAAATCAGAATTAAAAAAATCAATCCAAGAAGAAATTTTTGAAATTTTAGCTGAAGCAGACCAAGAAGATATTGACGCTCAAACTGACTTAAATGCCGAGTTAGAAAAAACTAAAAGCCATAGAGATGATTTAGGTGATTCTCTATCAGAATCTTTAAATCCAGAAGTAGTAAAAGCATTAGATCGCTTTATTAAAGCAATGGCTAAAAGATATGATTACAGCGAACAAGATGCTGTATACGCTATTATGGCAGCTTTAGAACAAAGAAAATCTGATGAAAAGTATGAAATTCCAGGTTTTGAAGGTACAATGGATGCTTTAGATAGTCTTAGTATTAGAGAAGAGGAAGAAGATGATATGGATAAGCAAGCAAGCAAAGCTGCTAAAAAAGGAGATTCTGTTTCTAAAATTGCTAATAAATTAGGTGAAACTGCTAACCAAATGAAGAAATTGGTTAAAAAATATAAAGACGCTGAAGAACCAGAAAAATCAAAACTTTTAACTCGTTTAAAAGAGCTTACTAAAATTAAAAAAGAACTTGAAGGACTTCTTTAAAAATATTCAAACACTACTTATTGTAGTGTTAGTGGTAATTATTCTCTTTATGCGAGCTTGCTCGGGTGATAGAAATAATAATGTAATAACGGATCCTACAATTATTACTAAAGTTGAAACTAAGTGGGATACGTTAAAAATTGATAGTTTAGTATATGTTCCTAAATGGAAAACTAAAATAAAAACAATACATGATACTATTCCTGCTGATATTGATACATTAAGTATATTAAAAGATTATTATGCTAAATACTTTTATACAGATACTTTAAATTTAGATTCATTAGGAAGTATTGTTATAAATGATACTATAAGTAGAAATTCTATATTATTTAGAGAAATTCAACCTAATGTATTCATCCCAACCACTACAGTTACTAATACTGTTTTTGTTAATAATAGAGAATTTTATGTTGGGTTTGGTTTAAAAGGCAGAACAGATCAAATAAATTATTTAGGAGGAGAATTGTTATATAGAACTAAAAATAAACAAGTATATGGTGCTGGGGTAGGGGTAAATCAAAATTTCCAACCCGTATTAGGATTTAGCTTGTACTGGAAGATTGGAAAATGAGTCAAGATTTAAAAAAAATAATAAGACAAGAATATCTAAAATGTGCCCAAGATCCAGCACATTTTATGAAAAAATATTGTCATATACAACACCCACAACGTGGGCGTGTTATTTTTAATTTATACCCATTTCAAGAAAAAACATTACGTTTATTAAGAGATAATCCCTATTCAATTATTTTAAAATCTAGACAATTAGGTATATCTACTTTATCTGCAGGTTATTCTTTATGGTTAATGACTTTCCATAAAGATAAGAATGTACTTTGTATTGCAACTAAGCAAGAAACAGCTCGTAATATGGTTACAAAGGTAAAATTCATGTATGAAAATTTACCTTCATGGCTTAAAATACCAGCTGATGAAAATAACAAATTATCACTTCGATTAAATAATGGTTCACAAATTAAAGCCACTTCAGCAAGTAGTGATGCTGGTAGATCAGAAGCAGTATCACTACTATTAGTTGATGAAGCAGCATTTATTGATCAAATTGGTGAGATTTGGGCTTCGGCTCAACAAACACTAGCTACTGGTGGTGGTGCTATTGTATTATCTACACCTTATGGTACAGGTAATTGGTTCCACAAAACATGGGTATCAGCTGAAAATAATGAAAATGATTTTATTCCTATTAAATTACCTTGGTATGTCCATCCTGAACGAGATGAAGAATGGAGAAAACGACAAGATGAATTATTAGGTGATCCTAGAATGGCAGCACAAGAATGTGATTGTGATTTTAGCACTTCAGGTGATACGGTATTTTATTCTGAGTGGATTGATTTTATAGCTCAAACTACTATTCAAGACCCAGTAGAACGTAGGGGTGTTGATCAAAATTTATGGATTTGGGAACCAGCTGATTATTCTAGAGAATATATGATTACAGCTGATGTTGCACGGGGTGATGGTAAAGATTTTTCGGCATGTCATGTAATTGATGTTGCAACTAATACTCAAGTAGCAGAATATAAAGGGCAAATGCCACCTAAAGAATTTGGTTATTTCCTTACAGGATTAGCTACAGAATATAATAATGCAATGTTAGTAGTAGAAAATGCTAATATTGGTTGGGCTACATTAGATGCGATTATTGAAAGAGGATATAGAAATTTATATCAATCCCCAAAATCCGATCAACGTACTGCAGAATCATATTTAAGAGTATTTGAAGGTAATTCTGAAATGGTACCTGGTTTTACTATGTCAATGAGAACAAGACCACTTTGTATTAATAAAATGAGAGAATTTATTGGTGATAGATCAGTAACTATTCGCTCAAAACGTCTAGTAGAAGAAATGAAAGTATTTATTTGGCGTAATGGTAGACCAGAAGCTCAAAGTGGCTACAATGATGATTTGGTTATGTCATTTGGAATTGGTATGTTTCTCCGAGACACATCATTAAAATTCCAACAGCAAAGTTTAGATATGGCTAGAGCAACATTAGGATCTGTTAAATCAACCACTTCTAACTATAGTGGTGGTTGGACTTCAAATGGAGTTCAAAATCCATATGATATGGAAATTGGTGGAAAAAATGAAAGCATTAAATGGCTTCTATAATATATTTATAATAAAATTAAAAAATGGCAGATAAAGGTTTATTTTCAAGACTACAACGATTATTCTCTACGGATGTAGTTATTCGTAACACAGGGGGCAATCAACTTAAAGTATTTGATGTTAATCAAATCCAACAAAGCGGGGAGTATGAAACCAATGCCTTAGTAGATAGGTTTAATAGAATTTATTCTAATTCTAGTACTTCTCTATATGGACAACAGGCAAACTTTAATTATCAATATTTAAGACCTTCATTATACTCAGATTATGATGCTATGGATACAGATGCTATTATTGCATCTGCATTAGACATTGTAGCAGATGAATCTACTCTTAAAAATGATATGGGTGAAGTATTAGCAATTAAATCCCCAGATGAAGATATTCAAAAAATTCTATATAATCTATTTTATGATGTTTTAAACATAGAATTTAATTTATGGCCTTGGATTAGAAATATGTGTAAATATGGTGATTTCTTCCTTAAATTAGAAATTGCTGAAGATTTTGGGGTATATAATGTTATTCCTTACACTGCATTTCACATTCAAAGATTAGAAGGAGATAAAGATAACCCAACAGAAGTAAAATTCCAATTCGATCCTGAGGGTGTTGATGCTTCTGATTATGGGTATTATAATGTACCTAATCAAGATAATGGTAGAAGTATTATTTTTGATAATTATGAAATGGCTCATTTCCGTCTTCTAACGGATATGAATTTTTTACCTTATGGTAGATCATATATTGAACCAGCTAGAAAATTATTTAAACAATACACATTGATGGAAGATGCTATGTTAATTCATAGAATTGTCCGTGCCCCAGAAAAACGTATTTTTTATATGAATGTTGGATCAATTCCTCCAAATGAGGTAGATGCATTTATGGAAAAAACAGTTTCTAAAATGAAACGTACTCCATATGTAAATCAAGAAACAGGTGAATATAATC